TTACTCGCTGTTTTGCGCGAAAACGTCGAGCATGGCCGACCTATCAGGGCGCTCGAGTTGACGCTCCACGTAGTGCCTCGACGTGACTCCAGAGTCCGCGTGGCCGAGTTGATCCTTCGCGGCATCGAGCCCGTCCGTTTCTCGCAGCAGAGTCGCGACCGCCTTGCGGCACGCCTTCGTGGTGATCCACTCGACGGCGGTTCCCGTGACGGCGACGCCCCACTGCTGGCGCACGTTCTCGGGCCACCGCAGCGTTCCGTTGGCCGAGGGGAACACCCAGTCGGAGTAGGCGTCGACACGGCGGGCGAGAAGCATGTCGGCGACGAACTGCGGGTAGATCAGTGAGCGGTTCGAGGAGACGGACTTCGGGATGCTCTGGCGGTGGATGCCCTCGCCGCGGATGCGCGTCACGGTTCCGGTGATCGTGACCCTGCGAGCTTCGTGGTCGACGTCCTGCCATCGCAGCGCGAGCACTTCGCCGATGCGCGCGCCCGTGCCGATGAGCATGTCGCCGATGTCGGCCAGGTCGCGGATGGAGTCGCCTCGGTAGGCCGGCTTCGCGTCGTACGCCTGGAGGGCCACGCGCAGTGCGCGGATGTCCTCGATCGACGGGGCGCGAACTTCGGTGCGCTCGGCGGCCGGGAGTAGGAGGGATGACCCCACGTTCGCTTCGGCTGCGCCATGGCGGACGGCAAGTCCGAACATCCCGGTGAACACGACGCCGAGCATGCGCGCCTGCGCTGGGCCGGACGCTTCGGCCACCCGAGTGATGACGCGTTGCATCCGCGGCACAGTCGCCTCGCGGATGCGCACGGAACCGACTGCCTTATTCACATGAGCCCTCACTGTGGACTCGTACCGCTCGACGGTGGCTGCCGCGCGCTTCGAATTGCGCACGTCACTCATCCACTGCTCGGCGAGTTCGGTGAGCGTGGATTCCCGGGTGAGGTACTCGTTGGACGGGGCGAGCCTGTCGCGCAGGGTCTCGCGTAGGAGGTTGGCGGCGATCTCTTTCGTGCGCCCGGTGCGCTGTGCCTTCCGGGTGACGCCATCGGAGTCGCGATAGTAGGCGATCGCCGTCGGTTTCCCGTTGACCACCGTCTTGCGGATTTCGCCGTGGGTCTCCAGTGGGAGTGGTGGTCTAGCCACGCTGGGCGAACTCGCGCAGGAAGATCGTCATCACCTTCTCCGTCACTTCCAACTCGATGGCGACACGCGCCATGTCGTCGGTGAGCTCGAGAGCGTCGTACACATCGCTCGGCCGGACCAAGCGGCGCGCTGAGATTCGGTCCGCGCGATCTTCCTGTGCGCGGTCGTCACCCTCGTCGCCGTGCTCAAAGTGGACGATCTCGTGAGCGATCGCACACCGCTCGACCGCTGTCGACAATCCGGGGCGAACGTAGATGGCTTTGTAGTCGGGCGAGTACATCGCGTCGATGTCGTGCTCAGGGAGATCCGGGCGGTAGATGATCGGCAATTCAAGGTTGGCAGCGTGCACCTCAGGCTCGTAACGACGCCCGCACGGGCCGTCGTAGAAGTGGTCGCGCCCGAACATGTAGGAGGTCGTGCCTTCGTAGTCGTCTTCAGTTTCGAATGTAAGTGTCATGAGTTTTCCCGTTCAGGATCGATCGGCGTGTTGCCACGTGTCGCTGCTTCGCGTCCTGTATAGGGCGCCTTGTGCAGATCAGTCTCCGTGGAGCCTCCGACACTCTTCTTCGACGGGCGCATCTTGGTGACCTTCGCGTCGGTGCCCTCGGTCTCGAATCGCTCCTCAGCGCGCTTCACGACGACGAACGGGTCAACCCCGAGAACCTGGGCGAGTTGGAACATCGTGGGGACACTGATGGCTCGCTCACCTTTCAGCCATCTGTCGAGGGTTTCGCGGTTGATGCCGGAGCGGCGGGCGAGTTCGACGACGGTGATGCCTTGTGCGGCGGCCTCCGCGCGCAACTGTGCTGCAACCGTCTTGCCGAACCGCTCTGCCTCTTCTTTACTCATGTGGCTAAGCCTATACCCACAATGGCTACAGAACTGGGCCAAATCGGTACAACTATTCTTCCTGTACCCCGGAAGTTAATGCTAACTTAGCCGCATGGCTACAGAAATCACCCGAGAGGTCGCAGGACTCGTGTCCATGGCGATACTCCAATCGGAAGTGAGCAAGTCCAGAATCGCGGATCTCACCGGGATTCCGTACAGCACGCTCAATCGGAAACTCAAGGGCAGCAGCGCCGACTTCACGTTCCCGGAGCTGTTCGCTATCGCAAGAGTCGTCGGCGTACAGCCTTCGGCCTTCATCCCTTCCCCCTTCCGGGCGGTGGCCTGATGGCTGCCGTGCTCACTACACGGGAGGCAGCGGCCTACTGCGGGTATGAGCGCAAGACGTTCTACAACCTGCGCAGCGCTGGCCTCGCGCCGAAGGCGTTCAAGCATGGCCGCCTCACCGTTTACTACGAGGCCGACCTCGACGCCTGGTTGGAAGGCCGGCTTATCCCGGCTTAGTCAGCCAGAACACCTCACCGAAGCAGAAACGCCCGGGGGCAACCGGGCGAATCCAAAGAACGAAAGGCAAGGCAATGCCAGACAGCAACAGTGTAGCGATCTTCAGCTACTTGCAACAGGACGTGCGCACCGTGCTCGTGAACGGGGAGCCGTGGTTCGTCGTCGCCGACGTGTGCAGGGTCCTCGGTCTCACCAATCCCTCGATGGCCACCTCATCCCTCGATGACGATGACCTAAGCACTACTGAGGTCATCGACTCGATGCGCCGCATGCAGAGCGCACGCATCGTGAACGAGTCGGGGTTGTACGAGCTCGTCTTCCAGTCGAGGAGACCGGAGGCGAAGCAGTTCCGCCGATGGATCACCACCGTGGTTCTGCCGCAGATCAGACAGACCGGCTCGTACGTCGTGGACGCGGCGCTCCCTCACGACTACCTGACCGCGCTCGAGGCGCTCGTGCAGCGGGAACGTCAGAACGTGGCCCTCTCCCAGGAGAACGCCGAACTCACCCCCCGCGCTGAAGCGTGGAACGCGATCGTTTCCGCCGAGGGCGACTACTCAGTCGGTGATGCGGCGAAGATCCTCGCCCGCGCCGGCATCCAGACCGGCCCCACCCGCCTGTTCCGCCAGTTGGAGCATCTGAAGTGGACGTTCCGCGGTTCCGACCAGCGACCGCGTGCGTATGCGGAGCGGGTCGAGAAGGGCTACCTGACGGAGAAGCCTTCGTTCCACTACCACCCGGGCACTGGTGAGCGGGTCATCGATCCGCCGCAGGTGCGGGTCACGGTGAAGGGCCTCGGCCGGTTGCGGCAGCGGCTGCACACGAGCGCACTGACGGCGGTGTCCTGATGCGTATCCTCACCGCCAGGCGTTCCGAGTCGTGCATGTTCTACGTGCTCGGCGACACTGCCCCTGAGTTTGTGGTGCAGGTCACCGACCGGGAGTCGCTGATCCTGCACCGTCACGTCAGCGAGACGTCCGTGTGGGCGTGCCCCGGGTTCAAGAACGAGCACGGTCACTCTCTGGCCGATGCGGCGTTCCGGTCCGTGGCCGGCAATAGGCCTCTCGCGGTCCTCCCGGTCGCGTCTGTTGATGCCGCATTGGCGGCGGTCGCATGAACACCATCCGCAGTTCTGTCGTCCGCAACACCATCATCTTCGTCGTCGCTCTCGTTGGCAGCATCGTCGGGTGGTACCTCGCATGACCGCCACCGACATTCTCGAACGTGCGCGAGAACTCGCCCACTCCATCGTCGACCTTGACCTGATCGACCATGCGATTGAGATCGCCGATCATGCCGCCCAGTTCGATGGGGAGGCCCGCTGGTTCGAGCAGGTGATGGCGTTGGCCGAGGAACTCGTCGCGGCCGCCGCCGAGACGGATGAGGCGGGGTTCAAGGAAGCGACGGACATCCGTTCCGATGCTTACGCGGACGGAGCCGACCTGTGAGTCCCACGGGGACTTTCCCGCTCAGGTGGACCGTCATCGAGAACTACCGCGACGGCGGTGTGTGGCCGCACTACTTCTTCACCGAGGAGGATGCGCGCCGGCACATGAAGGCAATGCAGGAAGCTCACCCGCCGCGCACGTACGAACTCGTGGGGCCCGAGCTGTGATCCGCCTCGCCCTGTTCGTCGTCGGCTTCCTCCTCGCGACCATCACCGCGTTCGTGTGGGGCCCGAATGGCCTCACCCTCCTCGGTTGTGTCATGGCCGCCCCGCAGATCGTTCACGGGGCCATGCACGACCTGTACATCACCATCCCCACATTCAGAAGAAAGGCCCAACGATGAGCGCCGAACTGATCTACAAGACCACCAGCCCCGCCGCGATCGAGTGGTGGCAGAACGCGACTGCCGAGGCGCGAAAGCAGAGCATCCTCCGGCAAGAGTTCGCTGACGAGATGCTGGCCGAGTTCGGCCCCAGCACGAAGGCTGTCTACGGCGACGACAAGCCTGACCGGAAGCTCTGGGTTCGAGGCGAATCCGTGATCGGTCTCGACTCCAACTACAACGAGAAGCCCCCAGCGGACTCGGGATGGCGACTCGACTCGAAGGACCGCATCTGGAAGCCCGCGCTGAAGACGGCGAAGGGCAGAGCGCTCCGTGACCGTCTCGCCGCCCTCACCACATACTCGGTGCGCGCGCACAGCAACGAGATCGGCGTCCCCGAGATCGTCTTCGCTGGCATGCACATGTACCGCCCCGGCCTCTCGTTCGACGAAGAGCCGACACCGACCCTGTTCCAGGTGTGGGGCTCGGGCCAGTGCGCTACCGAATGCGAGAAGGAGCAGGCGAAGCTCGCCGACATCGAGTGGGTCGAGGTCAAGCGTTCCGTCTGGTACGCCCGCGTCGAAGCGAAGGCGGACGAGTCATGACCGCGTTCACCGATGGTCTCCTGTCCACCCTCGCCACGAAGAGACCCACCGAGGCCGATCTGCTGCCCGAGCCAAGTGCCGAGGCTCTCGCCGCATGGGAGGCCTACCGGGCTATTCCTACGAACTACGACGGCTTCAACGAACTGTCGGAGCAGGAAGCGTTCTGCGACGGGTTCGACCTCGGACGGCAGGTGAACCGATGAACGCCAAGACCATCGCCCGCATCCAGACCAACGAGTCCGAGGTGGTCGACAACATGCACCAGCCGGTCGCCCAGATCATCGAGTCGACGAAGCCGAGACGCTACGCCGTGCCGCTCGAGGTGAGTGGCGATGCTCTCGCTCGTGCCCGGCGGAACATTCGATTGGAGGTCACCCGATGATCGACGTCGACTACGACTGGGACGCCTACGAAGGGTCCGCCAAGTCGCCCGGGTACCTCGATCGTCTCATCGACCGGGCAGACGATGCGAGGGACGCCATATGAGCGCCTACACAGTGCTGACGGCCACCGCGAACACACCGGAGTGGTTGCGGGCACGCAAGTCCGTCCTCGGCGCTTCTGAGGTTGCCTGCGTGCTGGGCCTGTCGAAGTGGTCAACCCCGCTGGGGATCTACAACGACAAGCTCAACCCGAACATCACCGACGACATGACGGAACGCCAGGAGTGGGGCCACTACCTCGAGGAACCGATCGCACAGTGGATTCGCGACAAGCAGGGCATCACCGTGCTGCCGTCACCGGGTCTCATCCAGTCGATCGCGTACCCGTGGTTGGCAGCAACACCTGACCGGGTGACGGATGCCGGCGAACCTGTCGAGCTCAAAACCTCCGACTCGTTCATGAAGTCGGATTGGGTGGATGGGCCGCCGGACAACTACCTCATTCAGGTGTTCGTGCAGATGATCTGCCTCGGCACCAAACGCGGGTTCCTCGGTGTGCTGCACGGCGGCAACCAGTTCGAGTTCTACCCCATCGAATGGGACCAGCAGGTGGTCGATCAGATCATCGACGCCACCCGCGACTTCTGGCAGGGCCACGTCATGGCCAGGATCGCCCCGGAACCGACGACCAGCGACGAACTCGCTCTCGTACACCGTGATTCCGGCGAGACGTTGGAGGGCGACGAACGGCTGCTGATGGCTTGGTGGCTCGACGGGCAGGAACGCAGCACCTACAAGGCCGCCGAGGAACGTATCAACGCGGTGAAGGCCGCGTACAAGGAACTGCTGCACAGCACAGATAAGTCGGTGCTGTCGTTCCGCGGCAAGGCGCTCTACACGTGGAAACGCCCCAAGCCGACCACGTCATTCGATATGGCTCTGTTCGCGCAGGAACACCCCGCCCTCGTGGCGATGTACACCCGCGAGCACCCGTCCGCCCCTCGGTTCCTCCGCAAGGACACGAAGGCGCTGAACGAAGAATTCGCGGCCGACCCGCCTCCCGGGTGGACGCCCGGCCTCACCGTCACCGAGGTTCTCGAAACCTACGACGACATCCGCATCTGGAAGAACGAACAGAGAGACGCCTCATGACCGACCTGAGCACGAAGATCGCCACCCAGCAGGTGGCGCAGAAGAAGAACCCGACCGTGCGCGACATGGTGCAGGCGCAGCAGCCTGCCATCGAAGCGCAGCTGGCCGGGGCGATGAACTCGGGGGCGTTCGTGAGAGCGGCGATCTCCACCATTGCATCCAGCCCCGACCTGCAGCAGGCCACCCCCTCATCTGTTCTCGGTGGCATCATGCTCGCCGCGCAGCTGAAGCTCGAGATCGGCCCCGCCCTCGGCCACTTCTACCTCACCCCGCGGAAGGACCGCGGGCAGCAGATCTGCCTCCCGATCATCGGCTACCAGGGGTACATCGAACTGGCCTACCGGTCGGGGCGCATCGAGAAGATCGAAACGTTCCTCGTCCGGGAGGGAGACAAGTTCGACCACGGGGCCAACTCGGAGCGCGGGCGGTTCTTCGACTGGAACCCTGCCGACTACGACGAAACCCGCCCGTGGACCGGCGTCGTCGCCATGGCGAAGATCAAGGGTGCCGGCACGGTGTGGGCGTACTTGCCCTACTCGAAGGTCATCGACCGCCGTCCCAAGTACTGGGAGTCGGGGCCGTGGAAGACGAACCCGGAGGAGATGGCCCGCAAGACCGGCATCCGGGCACTCGCCCCTTACCTGCCGAAGTCCACCGACCTGGCACGCGCCATCGAGGTCGACGAAGCGAAGGTCGAGTCGATCGCCGGGGTGCATGACCTCGTCGTCACCCGGGATGAACCGGAAACGCTCGTCGTCGAACAGTCGAACGCTGGCCTGGACCCGTCCGACCCGGCCTATGTGGCGGCACCCGGTGAGTGACGATGGCCGCGGTTTCACCCTGACCGTGTTCGGGGTGCCGGCCCCGCAGGGTTCGAAGTCGTTCAAGGGGATGCGTGGCGGTCACGCGATCCTCGTGGAGTCGTCGAAGAAGGTGAAGCCGTGGCGCGCCGCGGTGAAGGCTGCGGCCATCGATTCGCTCGGGCCGCGGTGGGCGCCGCTCGAGGGACCGATCGAACTGACCGTCTGGTTCTACCTCCCCCGCCCGATCGCAGCACCGAAGACCCGGCGCGTGTTCCCGGCGAAAATGCCGGACCTGTCGAAGCTTCTCCGCTCCACCGAAGACGCCCTCACCGACGCCGGCGCGTGGCGTGACGACGCCCTCGTCTGCGACGCGATCGTGCACAAGAGGTACGCCGTCCACCACTCGCTCCTCCGCATCCATCAGCACGGCGACTTCGAGGTACCCGGCGCCATCATCACAGTTCGGGAGACAGCATGAAGCGCGACACCGTGAAAGCATTCCGCGCTCGAGCGAAGGCGACAGAAGATGAGATCGCCCGCACCCTGGCAGACCAGAAGTCGGAGACGGATCGTGCGTGGCGTGAAGCTCGAGCGGCCGAACGTCAGGCCGAGGCCGAGCGAGTGAAGCTCACCCGGGAAGACGTGCTCGGCGCAGTAGCTGTTCGTACTCAGTTCGGCTGGAAGCGCGTCCGCCGCGTCAACGCCGTCACGGTCTCGGTCGACTCCGGGTATTCGTGGGCCGACAAGGTGCCGTTCGACAAGGTGCTCGAGGTCCGTAAGTGATCGCCCCGAAGATCCCGAAGCCGACGAGGGCGGAGGAACACGACGCCTACGAGCTCGCCACGCTGCGGGATCGCGGCTACTGCGTGCGTTGCCGGCGCATCGACCCCGTTTGGGGCGTGAACCGGGACCACCGGAAAGGGCGCGGGGTCGGCGGGCGCACGGTCGTCGAGAACCTGCAGCTGCTGTGCGGCTCGGGAACCACCGGATGCCACGGGTGGAAGACCCAGAAACCGGAAGAGGCGCTCGAGCAGGGCTACACGGTGCCCGAATGGGCTGACCCGCTCGAGTTCCCGGCCGCCCGATGGTTCCCCGAGTACGGCGTCCTTCGCCTCGGGTGGGCGCTGTACACGCACCGCGGCCAGGTAGTCGAGATCCCCGAGGCCGAGGCGCTCGCCCGGATGGAAGGCCTGTGGTGATCGACACGACCGCCCTGCTGGCCTTCCTCGACGCCCGGTCTGACGTGAAGGACGCGTTGGTCGGGTCGATTTATCACGCTCTTGCGGAACGGGTTCGTCGGGGCGACTTCAACACAGAAAGGAGCGACGAGGGATGACCTCAGTTATCACCAGTTTTGCTCACAGGCGACACGCCAGTTCAAGTATCTGTCGAAGGTTATTTCGATACACACCTGTGGACTCCCGCAACCGGTGTTCTACCAGCGAATCCGCTCGGAGCCGTTTCGAGTTTCCACAATTCTTCCCCCAGATTCTCAACGATGTTCACGGCGTTTTGAACAGGTTGTCCACAGCGTTATCCACAGGTGCCCTTGGGAAGGGGTGTTCGAAGGTGCAGTCTGGTGTCAGCCCCGTTAAAAGGGCGAAGCGACCCAGTGCTGTAACACGAAGGCCGCTTCTCATCCGCTCGCCGGCACACAACCTTGGAGGGACTTTGACCGAGCCTACCAACGGGCTCACGGCTGCTGCTGTGACCCACCTAAGACTCCTGCGCACCGAAGCGGGAGGGCAAGACGACACGTATGTGAGGCTCGCTTTCACATACGGGCTGACCGTTCCCGAGATCGTGGAGGCTTCCGGGCTTCCCCTCGAACGGGTCAGACACATCCTCGGTGGTTCCTGATGGGGTGGGCGAGGCTGGATGACAACTTCCACGACCACCCGAAACTCATCGGTCTGTCGCTCGAGGCGCTCGGCCTGTGGACGAAGTGCTTCACCTGGGCGCACCGCCACCACGGCTCATCGATCGTCCTTGGACACCTGCCCGAGGGGCTCGCCCAGACGTTCGCCGGGAGCCGCGCAGCGAAGCTCGTCAAAGAGCTCGAACTGCACCGACTCTGGGACATCGAGGACGGACTCGGCGGCTGGGTCATCCACGACTACGTCGACTACCTGCCCGCGTCGGAGAAACCATCGACGTCGCTCGAAGTAAGCAAGGCGAGGTCAGAAGCAGGTAAACGCGGGGCAGAAGCCCGATGGGGCGTGGCAAACGAATCACAAGCGGGTAGCAACTTGCCAGCCGACCCGAATGGCAAACCTATAGCCCCGACCCGACCCGACCCGACCCGAGAAGAATCTAAAGATTCTTCCTCCAGGGCAGGCAAGAAACCGGACGTCAGATTGCCCGCAGATTGGGCTCCCACAGCTGCTCACTACGAGCGGGCGAAGACCACTGGTGTGGACATCGTTCGGGAGGTCGAACTGTTCCGGCTCCACGCGGACACACATGATCGGCACGCCGCGAACTGGAACGCTGCGTTCACCACGTGGCTGACCAAATCGAAGCCATCTGCCCCTGCTGCTCGTAACCGTGACGCTTGGATGAACCAGTGACCGGCACGACCGCGGAGAGGTTCACGCTCGGCGCGGTGATGCAGGACTCACGGACGTACAGGCTGACGGCAGGCGTGGTGTCGGCGGATGACTTCGCGGACGGTCGCCTCGGTGCGATCTTCGCGGGTATCGGTCGGATGCTCTCTTCGGGTGAGCATGTGGATGCGATGGCGGTGGAGCGGAAGTTCCCCGACTGGCAGATCCGCGGCATCGAACCGGCCGAGCTGTACGTGATGACGTCGGAGGTGCCGTTCACGCACGCTGTCGTCGAGTACGCGCAGCAGGTTCGGGATGAGGCGGTGAACCGGAAGCTGTCCCGGGTGGCCCGTCAGGTGATGGAGGACGTCGCTGACCCGGCTACGACCCCACCGGATGCCGTTGCCCGTGCGATCGCAGGGCTCGAGGGTGTCCGCGATTCTGCGGCGTCGGGTGAGTTCATCGCGAAGAAGCTGGCCGACATCCTGGCTGGCGTCGACATGGATTACGACTGGGTCATCGAAGGGCTCCTCGAGCGCAAGGACCGATTGATCATGACCGGCGGGGAGGGCATGGGTAAGACCACGTTCGTCCGCCAGTTGGCGATCCTCGCAGCTGCTGGGATTCACCCGTTCGACTTCCACCAGATCCCACCGGTGAACGTGCTGGTGGTGGACGTGGAGAACACCGAGAAGCAGTGGCGCCGGCAGGCCGGGTGGATGGCCAGGAAGGCACGCGACCTGGGAACGGTCGACCCGGCCGAAACCATCCACCTGTTCTGCTCCACCCGACTGAACATCACGAAGGACGCCCACCTCGGGGAAATTCACCGACTCGTGGACATTCACAAACCAGACGTTCTGTTCATCGGCCCGCTCTACAAGATGGTGCCGAAAGCCATCACCAACGACGACGACGCCGCCCCGCTGATCGTCGCTCTCGACTCTCTGCGTGAACGCAACATCGCTCTGGTGATGGAGGCGCATGCCGGTAAGGGCATTGGCGGCGACGGGGAACGCGACCTCCGACCTCGCGGTTCCGCAGCGCTAGTCGGGTGGCCGGAGTTTGGGATGGGCATCAACACCACCGAGTTCGAGGGCGTGTTCGAGCTCAAGAAATGGCGTGGCGCCCGTGAGGAACGGGACTGGCCGAAAAACATGGCGCGAGGAGGCGACTGGCCGTGGACAAAAGCATGACCGGGCAGACGAGGCCGCGGCACATCACGCTGCGGGTCACAGAACAGGGGGCGCTCGAAGTGCAGCGTCTCGCACAGCAGGACAAATCAGTGTCGGCGTATCTGCGCCGGCTGATCATCGAAGACAAGAAGCGAAGGAGCAAGTAATGGCTAGAGCAACTATCACGATCGAGGGGTTCGTTTCGAAGGACCCCGAGACGCGCCAGGTCACTGGCCACACCATCACTTCGGTGTCGATTCCGGTTACCCCGCAGAAGAAGAACCAGCAGGGCGTCTACGAGGACTTTGGAGACACCGTCTGGTACTCGGCAGAACTGTGGGACGAGCACGGGGAAGCCGCAGCACGCACTGTTCGGAAGGGCGACCTTGTGGTCGCGACCGGACAGCTCGTCGTGCAGGTTCGCGAGAAAGACGGCAAGACGTACATCAACCACACAGTGGTGTTCCCGACGCTCTCAGTGGTCGTCAGGAAACCGTCACGTGCTCAGCAAGCCAATCAGTCGCAGACGGAGCCGTGGGCGGCGTCAGCCCCCGCACAGCCCGCAACGGGTGGTGCCTCCGATGTGTGGAACACCGCCGGTTCCTTCTCAGACGACACCCCATTCTGATGCCCGCGAAGTCGCCGTCCTTCAAGCCGGCCCCAGTGGTCGTGTTCCTCGAACCGTCCCCGCACCTGTGTGCGCAGTGCAAGACCCCGCTCGGCAAGTCGAGCATCCCCTGCAAGAACGAACCGAAGGAGTCGCGATGAGCGATGTAGCAACGTGGACCAACCCCCACACGCAGAAAGAACACTTCGTTGGCCAGCGAGTCATGTGGGTATTCGGACGCAAGGACAACGCCGAGTACGGAGAGACCGGCACCGTCGTCAGCATCCCCGGCGAGACCGGCACTGGCGAGTTCTCCGTGCAGATGGACCAACCTCGGAACAAGCGAGACACGAACTCCGGTCGCCTGATGCACTTCACGACAGACTCGCTCATCACGATCCGAGACGCGCATCTCGCGACCGCAACCCGGCTCCGCGCAGTTGCCGACCAGTACCAGGAGGCGGCCGACCGATACACCGAGTTCGGCATGCCCATCCCGTCTGAGGTGGTGTCTTCGTGACCGCCCCAGACCTCAGCCCAGACGCGATTGAAAAGTTGATCAAGCACCTGAGGGATGACGCGGGGACAGCGGATCACGATTGCTCACCATTCGCTTCCGCTGAGGCGATTGACATGCGGCAAGCCGCTGATGTCCTCGAATCCTTTCTGTCGGTGACACCTAACTCCTACGAGTCGACGGTGGCTCAGGGCTTCGATTTCACAGGCTGCTCCGACTGGAACGGTCCTGCCGAGCACTGCCTCTGCGAAACGTGGGAGGAGACGGTGTGCGCGGCGTGTGACGAGCCAATCCGTGACGCCCAGCAGATCGGCACTGAACACCGCAACGCCACCCCCTGGCTGCCTATCGGGAGCGAGCACATCGAGTGGGAAACGATCGTCTGGCACATCGACTGCGACGACGTCAGCGCCGCCACCAAGGAGGAATCATGACTGACCCCTCTCTCACCTCGGAAGCCCTCGACACGATAGAGGCAGAGACACTGGCGATTCACAAGCCGCACGAGGTCTACGAGAACTACGAGGAGGGCGACGAGCACAAGTACGAGCCGAATCTGGTCATCTGTTTCGAGTGCAGCGAAGACCATGTCGAGGTCGAGTACGAGGACGGGACGCTGGAATACGAATCGGACGGCGGAATCGTCACCTTCCCCTGCGTCCCGTTCATCCTTGCTACCGAGCTTCGTCGTCTCCGCACCGAGAACGAGGAACAGTCGCTCACCGAACTGCTCATCGAGCATCAGCCCTCTCAGTGGAGGTCATTCACGACCGACGAAATCGTGTACCGGTGTTGCGGCCAGGATTTCGGTCCGGTCTCGAAGAAGCGTGGGAAGGACAGCCCTACGCCATACGCGCTCTGGGTGGAACACGTCGCGTCTGCCTACCGCGCCGCCCTGACCGGGGAGGCAACGACATGAACTGCCCGACTTGCGGCAACCCGAGCATGGACGAGTTCCCGATCCGCAATAGCTGGGGAACCGGCACCGTCGAAGCCGTCGTTCGGTACTGCCAGACGTGCGGCGAAATGCTCACCGAGGAACGGGAGGAAGCGAAATGAGCGACAAAGCACCCACCGACTTGGCTGCACTGGTTGAGAACATCTCGCGGTGCTGGCAAGGAGGATTCCACGCCTACATGGCGGGGCCGTGCTTCGAAACGATCGAGCGCGCGACCGCGTACCGAGACGAACTCGACAGGGAAGGCGTCACATGGAAATCACGAAGGGACTACTAGGACCGATGACTGACGACAACCTGCCCGACGTGGCCGCCATCAGCGCGGCCCTCGAAGCACTCGACGGACAGATCAGTTTCCTCGATGAGACGCGCGGCCTCCCGAGCGACCCGCCTCACCCCGATTTGCTGATCTTGGCGAGGGCCCGCACGGCGTTGGAGTCCTTGTCTGCCCGTGTCACCCAAGCCGCCGAAGAGTCGCCCGAGATGAGGTTCATTCGGGAGATTCACGAGATGGCGACCGCAACGGCATGGAGTCCTGAGCAGGTGATGGAGACGGCAGGCATCTACCGGTTGTTGCGGTCGGCAGAGGCGGAGCGTGACGAGCTTCGGGGGCTTGTCACCCAAGCCGAAACGACGACAGCCGCGGACGCAATGCGCGACATCGAAGCTGAGGCCCGTGAAATCTACGTCGCAGGGCTGTGGGAGAAGGTGCCCGAGCGGCTGAAGGGCAACTACCGGACAGTCGCAGCGGCACGGCTCCTCGACCGCCCCGGAATCGCGAACGAAGGAGAAGGCAATGAGTAGCTGGAACCTCGAAACACCACACGGCTTGATCGCGAATGCAATCGCGACTGCGAAGAATTCCGGCACGGGGTCGCTCGGCTCTGTGGTGGCACACAACCTCGCAGTCGATGTGGTTGCGGCGCTCCGAGATGCCGGGATACTCCCTACCCCTGTTTCGGGTATCACGGACCAGAAGGACAGAAACAAATGAGCGCGTGCGAAATCTGCTGGACGACAGCATCCCGGAAAGCGCTAATGGGTGGGGGCTTCACCGCCGACTTGTACAAGCTCGAACTCGCCGCCCATCCAGAGCACGGCGCAGACCAGAAGGACAGAAACGATGGCTAAGGGCGACGAACTCGAACTCCTGATGTACTGCGGGCGACTCCAAGCCGAAGCCCGAACAGCACGCGAAGCCCTCGCAATCGCCGAACGGAAACTCGCAGAACAGACAACGCTCACCACCGAGGGCAGGGCCAACGCAATCGCTCTCGGCGACTGGCTGTTCGAACACCACCCCACCGGAGAACCCGACATCGCCAAGGCTGCACTCACCGCACTGAAACACCTCACGAGAGGCACCGAATGACCGACACCACAGCACTGCTCGACGCAGTCGACGCACTTACGAAACCGATCCGAAGACTCGTCATGCAAGACATCCTCGAAGGCGAACACCTCGCCGGGCAGAAGGCCGTGCACGTCGAACTCCCGCCTTTGCTTGTGCAGCTGGACGACGCCATTCGCGGCACGGTTGGCATCGGGTCGTCCGGGTCGCTTGCCAACGAAAGATCCGCCCTCAACGCCGATGCGTTCCACAAGGCGGTGATGATCACCACACTGGTTCGAGACTGGGCCACAGTCGCGAAGATCGAATACCGCCGGGATACCCCGCCGGCCGACCTGCTCCGCACCTGGTACACCCGGTACACACAGCAGGAGCACGAACAGGACGTCATCGGCTGGCACATCCGCACCATGATGTCGTGGGTGGGGCAGATCGAGACCATGTTCGACCCGCCCCGCACCCAAGACCTGCCCAACTCCTGCCCGGTGTGCGGCGCCAAAACGTGGTGGCAGGACGGGCAGGAATATCCGCGACCGCTGATCATCACCTACCGCGACGACGTCGATATGATCGGCAACGCCAAGGGGATGTGCCGGTCCTGCGAAACGGTGTGGAACGCCCGCGAACTCGCCTACACCCTCGAACACCCGGAAGGACACGCCGCCAACGAACCTGCCTGACAACCAGTGCCCTATTTGGTATGCTGTACCCAAGTTCGTAGAACTCTGAGTAAATCCAGAACCACTACCACGAAAGGCCCCCGCTCACCCGGGGGCCTTTTTCGTGCGCCCACATCCTTCCGACCCAGGCCACACGCACCCGCCAAGCCGACACATCCTCGCCCAGCTCGCTGACTACTCGCGGCACGACGACAGGAACGGCAACCTACCCACCGCGGGCCTGCGGTCGGAACACTACCCACGGGGGTCGCGTCAACACGGCCCGTCATTGCTGTGAAGGACGCTCACGAAGCGGGGGCCACGGGTCCACACCTTTCGCCGCCAGGCGCACCTGCGCGACCCCCATCCTCCGCCTATTTCTCGATTACGGAAGTACCCGGCTGAGCCCCACCAAACGCAGCCCGGTACGCAAGCGCCAGGTCACGAAGGATCGGTGCAGCCTGACCGGACGGGTAGTCATCCGATGTAACAGCCTTCGCATGAAGCGCGATCCCCTTGTAGAGCGCGTCCCGAGCAGCCGATGAAGATTCGCCAGCCATGTGTATCCCTTCACGCTGGCACCCTGCCAGACACGACCGAGCGTAACGAACACACACGACACTCCACCGAGGCCAAGCCTCATCCTGACGCAGCAAGAGGCTGCAACGAGGTGAACGACCCATGGCCCACGTACCGGTACAGCCCGAAACACGCGCTCAGGTCATCGCCATGATTCGTGCGGGCGTCGCTCGTAACGAGATTGCACGGCGTACCTCGGTGTCGACGGCCACTGTCTCTCGCATTGCGAAGGCGGAGGGGTTGTCGTTCGACAGGTCGATGACGGCTCAGGCGACTGAGGCGCGTGTCATTGACCTCGCTGCTCTACGCGTGGAGCTCGCCGAGAAGATGGGCACCGCAGCGTCACGGCTGATGGACACCATCGATTCCGAGTACCTCGTCTACAACTTCGGGGGCAAGGACAACACCTACGAGGAGCACACCCTCGAGCAAGCACCTATCGAGGTGAAGCGGTCGATTGTTGTGACTGCGGGCATTGCGTTCGACAAGCTGACCCGCATCGTCGAGAAGGACAACGGCGGTCTCGAGCAGGCTGTCGGTGTTCTCGACCAGATCGCGGCCGGCTTCACGGCTGCTGCTGAGGCGTACAGGGCGGACACGGTCACTGATGAACCTGTCTGACATCGAACGTCTGGTGTCGAAGGCTCAGCTGCTGTCCCTTGTGGATGCGTCGAAGCGAAAACTGGCGCTCTGGTACGGGTCGGTGTCGGCGGGTAAGACGGTCATCAGCCTGTGGGCGTTCCTCTTGGCGATCATCGCCGCACCTCGCACGGGCATCATCGTCATCGTTGGCGGGTCGCTGCAGACCATCTACCAGAACATCTTCGTGCTGTTCCAGAACACGGCGATTTTCGGCTCGATCATCTCGAACCAGATCCACTACACGCCCGGCGCGACCTCAGCGACCATCCTCGGCCGCGAAGTCCTCCTCGTCGGAGCGAAGGACGCGAAAGCGGTCGGCCGCATCCAGGGCGCCACCGTGGTCCTCGCCTATGTGGATGAGGCGGCGCTGCTGCCCGAAGAGTTCTGGAACATGCTCGTGTCCCGACTTCGTGTCGACGGGGCCCGCCTGCTCGCCACCATGAACCCCGCATCCATGAACCACTGGATTCGGAAGAAGTGGATTCTGCAGGGCGCCGAGAAGAACCTCATCTCGTTCCACTTCACGATGCGCGACAACCCGAACCTGTCAGCTGAGTACATCGCCGACATGGAAGCGTCCTACTCGGGTGTGTTCTACGACCGCATGATCCGCGGACTGTGGACCAACGCAGCCGGTGCTGTGTACCCGATGTGGAACCCGGCCGTGCATCAGATCCGCTTCAACGACATGCCCCGTCTCGACACGATCGTCGGTGTCGGCATGGACTACGGAACCACGAACGCCACCACCGCGGTCATGCTGGGCCGCACAGCGGAACCGCAACCCCGCCTGGTCCTGATGGACGAGTGGGGGTGGAACTCGCGGGAGAAGGGCTACACCCTCTCCGACCTCGAACTGTCGAAGAGGTTCCGCGGCTGGTTGCCGAAAGAGCACACCCCGTACCCGTCGAACCTGGTCCCCGAGTTCCTGTTCCGTGACCCGTCAGCAGCGTCGTTCGCGAAGCAACTCGCCGACGACGGTGTGATGACGTGGCCGGCTGTCAACGATGTCCTCCCCGGCATTCAGACCATCGGGAACCTCCTCGACACGAAGAAGCTGATCGTCACCGACCGGTGCGAGAACTGGCTGTCTGAAGTCACCGAGTACCGGTGGTCTGAGAAGGCCACCGACAACGGTGACGACGAAGTGGTGAAGGAAGACGACCACTGGCTCGACGGGTCAAGGTACGTCGTCCAATCCACGAAACACATGTGGTCACCATTCGTGACCCCGCACCGCATCGCAGCCTGAAGGAGGCACCAATGGCGCTTCCCGAACCGAACACTTCATGGCCGCCCGCACCGTGGGATGTCGCCTACCGCTCGTATGCGGAGAACGAAGCGTGGTACCTCGGTGACGTCGACTCCCTCTCCTCGATCTACAACCGTGAGATGGGCACCACACGCCCCTCGCATCGGGTGAAGGGTCAGGAGTTCTCCGGCGGTGTCGTCGGCGCTGTGTCCCGATTCTTCTGGGGCCGGCCCGTTCCCACTGGCGAGCAGCGCACACGCCTCCACGTCCCTGCAGCGGCTGATCTGGCCACGATCGCGTCGGACAGCGTGTTCGCCACACCCCCCGAAGTGCAGCTGCTCGAGGACACGAAGATCCCCGAGACCGCTCAGGCCCGTCTCGACCTGATCGCGAATTCCGACAGCGCGCACGCCACGTTCAACACGATGGGCGAACTGAAGTCCGTGTTCGGCGCCACCGTCATCACCACCGAGTGGGACCAGGACATCGCCGAGCACACATGGCTTGGTGTGTACGGGGTCGACGTCGTCATCCCCGAGTTCCGCAAAGCCAAGCTGACCGCCTGCACCATGTGGACCGAATACCGGGACGGCAACACCTATTACCGGCATCTCGAACGCCACGACATCGGCGCCATCGAGCACGCCCTGTACCTCGGTACGGCGGACAAGATCGGCCGCCGCGTCCCACTGCAGGAACGCCCCGAAACGGAGCACCTCGCCGCACTGGTGAACGGGGACAGCACAATCCTGACCGGCATCGACCGGCTCACCGTGTCGTACAACATGAACATGCCCACCCGTGCGTGGAGGAAGCGCGGCGCTCTCGCGTTCGCTGGCCGTTCCGACTTCGCCGGCGTCCTCCCCCTGTTCGACGCCCTCGACGAAACCATGTCGTCGTGGATGCGTGACCTGAAGCTCGGCGCCGGTAAAGCGATCGTCCCCCAGCAGATGCTGCAGCAGCTGGGCCTCGGCCAGGGCGCCTTCCACGATGTGGGGCAGGAATTCTTCCTCGGCCTCAACTCGCCCGGCAACCCGGACAAGATGACGATGGACAAAGTCCAGTTCGAGATCCGCGTCGAGGAGCATGAGCGCACCGCGAACATGCTGTGGAAAGAGATCTTCCGCTCCGCCGGGCAGGGCACACGCTCCATCGACGGTGAAGGCGCCAACGACGTCACCGCCACAGGTGAACTCCTGCGCGACAAGCGTGAAGAGACCACCCGGGACAAGAAGATCCTGTACGACAAGCAGGCCATCGCCGAGCAGTCCTCGGTAGCGCTCGAGCTCGACGGGCTTCTGTTCCGCGGCAAGGGCGGCGGCCGGTTCGTCCTCCCGAACGTGGTGTTCGACGAGGTGTCGCAGGAAGACCCCGAGAAGAAGGCCCGCACACTGCAGCTGCTCGCCATGGCTGGTGCTGCTTCCACGTGGGCTCTCGTCGACGACGCGCGCCCCGAGTGGGACGACAAGGCGAAGGCGATCGAGGTGGCCCGCATCCAGCAGGAGAAGGGCTACGCAGCCCCCGACCCGACATCGTTCGACGGTGTCGACCCTGAGCCGCAGGAGTGAGCCCGTGGAACTGCTCACGGCGGTCTGGCTGGTCGTCACCGCGTTCGTCGGGTCATCGCTGATACTCGGCACCCTCATCGCGGTGTTCGGCTCCCCCGCTGACCCGTACCCGCTCGAAGACGACGACGTGGAGGTCGACTGATGGAACCGTTCATCATCGTGGGCCTCGCCCTCATCCTCCGCGCGCTCGTGGAGACGTGCCGGGACCACCCGAGTCCCGGCTACGACTTCCTCGCACTCATGCGTGCCGGCGTTCTGCCGGTGTCGAAGAAGGCCCGAGGTAGGGCGCAGCAGCGGAGGTAGCTCGTGGCGCTCTACGTCCCTGACGACGACATCAGCGCGCAGGACCTCATCGACGACCTCGGCCGCTCGCTGGCGATGCGGTACATGAACGCTGAAGACGAACTCATCCGTGAGATCGCCCGCCGCGCCTACCGCGACCTTGAACTGCAAGCGAAGATCCGCACCGCAGACGATGCCGTGAAGGCTGGTCTGCGGTACGCGCTCGGGCGGAACCGTCAACTCGCCGAACTCAACGGCTACCGGGCGCAGACACTCCGGGAGTTGCAGTTCCTCGCATTGCAGGTTGTCGGGCGTATCCGTGATGAGGGCCTTGCGAAGGATGTCATCGAGACGGCAGCGAAACGGGGCGAGGCTGAGGCTGCTGCACGCCTTTCGATGGCCCGGAAGCTGCCGAAGACGAGCGCGCTCAACGCCTCCTCCACCTCGGCCACCGCGCAACTCACCCTGTCGCTGCAGTCGCGGCTCGAGACCCTGAACCAGCGCATCACCCGCTACCCGGTCGACGCGTACCAGCGCATTGTCGCTATGACCTCCCCGAACGTTCTCCTCGGCGCCTCCACACAGGACCTCGCTCAACGGCAGGCCGTGCAGCTGTTCCTCGGCGAGGGCATCACCGGGTTCGTGGATGAGGCGGGCAGGCGGTGGAGGATCGGCACATACTCGGAGATGGCCGGCCGCACCTCGGTGGCGCGGGCGTTCAACGATGCTGGCATCCACCGTATGCAGATGTCGGGCATCAACCTCGTCACCGTGCAGGGCGGCCTCGCCTCCTGCGATCGGTGTGCACCGTGGGTGGGGAAGATCCTCTCCACTGACGGCACCACGGGGACGATCACGGCGATGCACGCCACCACCGGTGAGCAGGTCACCGTCACCATTCAGGGCACCCTCGACCAGGCACGCAACTCCGGTCTGTTCCACCCGAACTGCTCCCATAAGGCGACCGCATACCTGCCCGGGTTGAGCATCCCGCAGGCCGGCTTCGAGTACAACGAAGCGGCGGACAAGGCGCGGGAACGGCAGCGCGAGATCGAAGTGAAGATCCGGGCCGCGAAACGTCGCGCCGACACTGCGGGCGACCCGGTCACGCGGCAGCGGGAACTGAACAAGGTCAAGGCCTACCAGCGGGAGATGCGCGACCACCTCGCCGCGACTGGCCGGAAACGGAACAGCGCCCGCGAACAGCTGTCCTTCGCAGACGGCTAGCTCGGTACGGCGGGCGCAACGCTGGCGGTCACGATAATCGACGCGACCACGCCCAACACGAAGAACAGAACGCTCAGGCCTACCGACCGCCAGAAGTCGGCCCGGCCTCGACCTGTCATCTCATCGGATACTTCGCCCCGAACTAGCGCGGCGACCGCGGCCTGCTGCTCATGGCTCAACGAGGCGATGGTCTGTGCTCGGTCGGCCGCCTCTTTGGCGGTCTCCGCAGCGGCCGAAAGGGCGTCGATCTCCACGGTGATCTCTTTCGACAAAACGGAAGCTTCGCCGGCCGTGTTCGCGAGTCGCCGCAATTTTGATTCGAGGGTGTCGTTTTCGTCTTGTGCTCGCTGTCGTCGCCGACGTCGCAACAGGTCCAAGACGGAGAACAAGACAACTGCGAGTCCGAGATACACGATTACCAGCTGCACGACGATCGAGAACTCGTCGCTTTTGAGCAATTCCAACATCTCGTTCCCCCCGGCCAGTCCCAGATGACAGCCGCCCAATGCTCTCACGTCGCCGACGGCCCTGCTCACGGCGGCGACGTGAGACCCATTCTTCTCCGCGCAGGGCGGAGGAACACCGAGCAGGAGGCTCACATCATCATGACCACCACACACCGCGTATACGGCCCCACGAAGCTGTCGAAGCTTGACCTCATGGGCATCCGCTTCATGACGGACCCGGCCCCCGCCGCTGGCGCAGGAGACCTGCCCGCCGATCCCCCGGCCGCTGCCCCTTCCGCGTCGGCCGCCCCGCCCGCGGCACCTGCTGCTCCCCCAGCCGCCCCCGCCGCCCAGCCGGTCAACTATCGCGGCGACCCCGACGAGTACGTCCGCGAACTCCGGCAGGAAGCGCGCACCCATCGGGAGGCAGCCGAAGCAGCCACCGCGACCGCAGCCGAACGGGAGCGGGAACGCGACGCAGCAGCCGCAGCCCGTGACGAGCTCGCCCGCACGAACAAGCTGATCCTCGCCGCCCCCAAGCTCGGAGCCAACGCAGAGATGCTGCTGGACTCCTCGAGCTTCATGAAGACATTCGCCTCCGTCGACCTGGCCAAGCCGGACGACGTGAAGAAAGCGATCGAAGACGCGCTCGAGAGGAACTCGGCGTTCAAGGCAGGACCTGCACTACCCCACGCAAGCGGCGGTGGGCATCAGGGCGGCCACAACAGCAAGTCCACACCCACCCTCGCGGGCGCCGTATCGAAGGCGCTCGGAGGCTAGCTCCCTAAGGAGATGAAATGCCAGTAACTCTTGCAGAGACGAAGAACAACGCGGTCGCAGACCTCGATGTTGCCGTGATCGACGAGTTCCGAAAAGAAACAGCTGTCCTCGACACGCTGATCTTCGACGACGCCGTCAACCCGGTTGGTGGCGGCGCCACCCTCGACTACGGATACCGCCGACTGCTCACGCAGCGCTCGGCCGCATTCCGCGCCTTCAACACTGAGTACACGCCCGAGGCTGTGACCACGACCAAGGTCAGTGTCACCCTCGCCCCGCTCGGTGGTTCCTTCGAGGTCGACCGTGTCCTCGCCAAGGTCGGCCCGGCCGCATCGTCGAACGTGACCCTGAATCTTCAGCAGACGGTGAAGAGCACCGTCACGAAGTTCCAGGACGCCGTCATCAACGGTGACACTGCGGTCGACGCGAACGGCTTCGACGGCCTCGACAAGGCCCTCACCGGCTCGTCCACCGAGGTCGGTGTCGGTGCCGTCACGGACTGGCGCGACTTCGACTCGTCCACCCGGGCCGAGCACAAGGCGCTCGACACGATCGACGACTTCCTGTCTTACCTCGACGGTGCACCCACCGTGATCCTCGGCAACGCTCGCGCGCTCGCCCGGGTTCGCGCTGCAGCCCGCCGCGCAGGGATGTACACGAAGAACCCGATCGACGACCTCCTCGACTCGAACGGCCGCCCCATCGTCCGCGAGACGTACGGGAACATCGTGTTCATGGACCCGGGCGCCAAGCCGGGCACGAACAACCCGATCATCCCCATCGTCACCCGCACCGTCGCCACGGTCTCCACGACCGGCCTCACCGACCTGTACGCGTACCGCGTCGGGCTCGACGGTTTCCACGGTGTCTCCACCGCAGGCGGCACCATCGTCCAGACGTGGCTGCCCGACTTCTCCACCGCCGGTGCGGTGAAGAGGGGCGAGGTCGAAATGGGCCCCGTCGCCGTCGCACTCAAGCAGACCAAGGCCGCTGCGGTTCTCCGCAACGTCCGCGTCCAGTAGGAGGACCCCCCATGGCAAAACGCACCATCAAGGCGCCCGTCGAAACCTTCACCGGTTCCGTCGTGGGCGTCCAGTTCGTCGATGGCGTCGGCAGCACTGACGACGAGGGCGCGATCGCGTACTTCGAACGTCAGGGCTACGACGTCGCCGGCGAGAAAGCAGCCGAGCCGGACTTCCCGCTCGGCGACCCGAACGAGGACTGGACGGAGAAGCAGCTGCGCGCATACGCGGCCGCCCACCAGAAGGATCTCGGCAAGGCGAAGGGCAAGCAGGCGGTCTGGGCTGCGATCCAGCCCGGCGGCACCCCGTACAAGGGCGTCACCGAGCCGGACGGCACTGCGATCGTCCACGACTCCGTCACTGACGGGGCCGACATCAAGCAGGACTCCCTGCCGGAGAACCTGAAGTAGGTTCCTCGCCCCGGAGGCCGCGCGCACTTCCCCCGCGCGCGGTCTCCGCCTTGACGGGTAGTTCAGTCGGCAGAACGACGGATTCTGAATCCGTAGGCCGCAGGTTCGAATCCTGCCTCGTCAGCACGATCCCACCCACCACCGAACGGAGCGCCACCGTGGTCGAGCAGTACCGCAAGAAGCCTGTCGTCATCGAAGCCGTGCGATGGAACGGGGGCATCACCGGCACGAACCGAGAGGTCGAAGGTGAGCCCGCCGTATCGGTACTCGACTGGATCGCCGCCACCGGTGGAGATCACAACGGGGCCGACTTCGAAGGCCTGCGTATTCGCACCCTCGAAGGCGTGATGACCGCCAGCCCGGGCGACTTCATCATCAAGGGCGTGCAGGGCGAGTTCTACCCCTGCAAGCCCGACATCTTCGAGCAGACGTACGAGCTCGCAGAGACCGTCATTGCTCACCAGTCGTACACCGGCGAGACCCAGTTCGAAACCCGAATCAAGGAGGCCTGATCATGGCGCGCATCACTCACCCGTACCCGCAGCCCGGCACCGTCAACGACCGTGTCGGCACCCAGGACGGGCCCGTCGTGTTCATCGACGGATTCGCCGAGGTCGACCTGACCGACAAACCGATCCTGCACTCGTACTACGTGCAGCACGGGTACGGCATCGACTACGACCTCGACGAGGTCGCAGAAGACGTCGACCTGAACGTGCCCATCGGTGCGCTCACGATCAAGGAACTTCGCAAGGTCGCCGCCGACAACGACGTGGACATCCCGAAGGACCTGCGACTCAAGGAGGACATCCTCGAGCACCTCGAAACCACCCTGGCGGAGCGGAAGATCCTCGCTGACGGCGGCGTAGTCGAAGCGACGCTCGAGGTGGTTCACACCGAGGAGCACCCGTTCGGCATCCTCCCCGAGTTCGACCCCGAGAACCCGACCCGAGAGAGCATCCCGCTCGACCCCACGGAGGACTGACGAACCATGGCCCAGCGCCTGTACGCCACACCGTCCGACTACGACGCTCTCGCTGAGGAGGCGTTCGACGGCGAAAACACGAAGCTCACGAAGCGACTCCGTGCAGCGTCGATCGAGGTCGAGAAGCTCGTCCGGTTCGCCCGGTACGAGACCGACGACGACGGCTACCCCACGGATGACGCCACTTCTGAGGCGTTCACCGAGGCGACATGCGCGATCGTCGAGCACTGGGAGATCACCGACGACCCGACCGGCGCGGAAGCGGCGCAGGGTGCGATCAAGATCGGCTCCGTGTCACTCGGCACCACCTCGTCCCGTGAGTCATCTGGTGACAGCACGGAGAGCAGGATCGGGTCGAAGGCCATGACGATCCTGTCGAACGCACGCCTCGCATCCTTCCTGGGGTACTGATGCCACGCCTGAGGGAGAAGCACCTCCCGCACCGCGTGCTCATCGAACGCATCGAGGGTGAGGGCGAGAACGGCGTCACCTACGCCGAACCCACCGCCCCGCGCCCCGCGTATGCGGAGCAGAAGAGCCGCCTCGTCGTCGACAGGCGCTCCACCAGCGCCACCGTGGGCACTGAGGTCACCTCGTCCACGTTCGTCGTCCTGCTGACCGCAGACGACACCCTCCCCGGGTCGTACGTCACCGTCTGGTCCGGCACCCCGAGGGAACGCCGATCACAGGTCATCGACAGCGCCTACTTCGACTACCGCGGCACCCCGAACCACGTCGAACTGTTCCTCGAATAGGAGACCGCCATGGGATACCGCGCCAGCGCACAGCACACGGTATCCATCGGCCAGGTCACCGACGGCATCCTCGTTCGCCTCGTGAACGGCCAGAACAAGGCCGCAGAGAAGCTCCTCGCAGACGCTTCCGTGCTCGCGCCCATGGATGACGCCGGCACCCTCGTGGCATCCGGGCATGTCGACCCCGCCACCGACGCGGATGAGGGTTCGGACGTCGTCTTCGACACCCCGTACGCGGCCAGGTGGCATGAGGACGGGGCGCTCGTCGACTCCCTCGGCCGCCACTACTTAGGCGGGTCGAACTTCCAGAATGGTCGCCAATCCCACTACCTCACCCAGCCTGCCGAGCAGAACAAGGCCGAGTACGTGGACATCATCAGGCAGGAGGGCAACGGTGGCTGACTCCTACCCCGTCGCACTCCGCGCCGGCCTCGCCGCCGACCTCGCAGCACACGACCACGGCGTCCTCGCGAGCTCGTACACGCAGGCGTCCACGGCGACGAAGCCGGGCATCTCGAAGAACGGCCCCGACCTCCCCACCACCTACGACCGGGCGCTCGTCATCACCACCCTCACCCCGTTCGATGACGGCAGGTTCAACCGGGTCACCCCCGTACAATTCCGGCTCCGTGGCCCCGTCGGCGGCATCCGCGACGACATCGAGAACGCCATGGAAGCGATCCGCGACCTGTACGACGGACGCGAACAGTTCACCATCGGTGACTTCACGTTCCGGATCGCCCTGCAGACCAACTCGCTGTACATCACCGCAGACGAGAAGGGCCGGCACGGGTTCTTCCAGACCGTCCACTTCCACGGCCGCAAGGTCTAGACCTCCCGCGAGGGACCACGCCGCAACCGCGGCATCCATCACCGAACAAAGGAATCACCATGGTCGACACGACCCTGTATGACGCTACGGTGCCGACCCAAGGCACCCTCGCGAACGCACACGAACTGATCCTCCGCATGAAGCGCGGAGGGGTGTTCGAGAACATCACCGGCGACATCAACAACTTCAACGACGTCCCCACCGCCGTCACCCAGGCGCGCGAGAACTACGGGCAGAAGGGCACCCCGTCGATTGAGAAGATCGGCGACTCCTGGGTCATCACCTTCGACGTGGAACTGGTCCGCAACCCGACCACGAAGGAGGTCGCAGCCGCGCAGGCGTGGCTCGTCGAGCTCCTGAACATCGCGAAGTCGAAGGGTTCCGCGAACAAGGCGCCGTTCCAGTGGTTCGACGCGTTCTCCACCACCCTCCCCGCCTATGAGGGCAACTTCTCCGTCACCGCGGTGAAGACCTCGTCCGGGTACGCCGACAAACGCGCCTACACGGTCACCCTCACCTCGGATGGGGTCGTCACCGACATCACATCGCCGATCGCCGGCACCGGTGTTCCGATCCTCGAGTCGGCGCTGCCCACCGCGCAGGTCGCGTCGAAGAACATCGTCGTCAAGGGCTACAACCTCGGCAACATCACGGCGGCGACCGTCGGCGGTGTCGCGGTGGCGAGCATCACCAACGTACCGAACACCTCGAACTACGTCGTCCTCGAGATGCCCGCCGGATCGGCAGGTCCCGCAGCGATCCTGCTCACCAACGACAAGGGAATCTCCACTTCCCTGCCGTACAACCGCGGCGCCTAGGAGGCATCGAACACATGATTTCCGCAGCGCAGCAGGGGCGCAATCTGGCAATCACCGTGGAGGGGATCGACGACCCGTTCGTCATCGCTCCCCTCCCCGGCCGGCAGGGGCAAGTCCTCACCGACATGTACCTCCGCACCATGACCCGCGACCTCGACGCGACCACGATGCAAGAGGTCATGTTCATCGCCATCGACGGCGGCAACTGGGACGCAGACGGGAACCTCGTCTCGAAGCCCGACGCCGAGCGTCCCGTGTGGGCTCGCATGGCGGACACCGCATCGCTCGGAGAAGCGCAGGACGTCATGCACGCCGCGTTTTTCTGGCAGACCGTCCTCTCCACCGATGGCGTCAACACCTACATCAAGGCGGGTGGAGGCATGGCTGGCGGGGTAAAAGCCCTCTGGGCGCTGGCGTCGACTTTGGGAATCTCACCCTCGACGACATCGCCCAATTTGGCGTTGGAGATGTTGATCCGGTTACAGGAGGGTACGTCGCCTACGTCTACCCCCAGTGGTGGAAAGACGCTCGCGAAGCTGCCCGACAGCAAGAAGTCGCACCGAAAGAGCACGAAGAAGGCCTGACCGTCACGGCGAACGAACTGTGGCTCACCGCCTTCCCGCAACTGAACGGCGAGATCGAACTCGACCTCGCACAGAACCACCTCATCCCGGACCTAGACCGGGCGCTCGACACACGCACCTGGCACTACGTCCGGTCGGCCGTCGAACGGCTCCTCGACATCGAATCCTCATGGCTCAGGAAGGCGGTGTCGCGTGAACGCAGGCGCAATCGTCTACCAGATCCTCATGCAGGGCGCGGCGGTATTCAAGAAGGACTCCGCTGACGCCGAGCAGGCGATCAAGAAGCTTGGTGCTGAGGCTGATGCGTCGGCGAAGAAGGTCTCTGCTGAGGGGACCGAACTCGACACGACGGGGCAGAAAGCTCGGAAGGCGAAAGCACCGCTCGAGGATGCCGCGAAGGCGTCGAAGAAGGTCGGCGATGAGTCAAACGAGGCCGCACCGAAGGTCAAGTCTCTGGGTCAAGAGTTCACCCAGATGGACGCGAAGACGCAGCAGGCGGCCCGCACCGTCGGTACGGCGATGCTGTCCGTCGGCACTGCCATTGCTCTCGTCGGTGGTCTCGCTGTAGCGAAGTTCGCTGAGTTCGAGGTTGCGACTGACAAGACGGCTGCAGCGGCGAACGCCTCCGCCTCGGAGAACCGCGACCTCGCAGCTTCAGCGCTCGAGCTCGGTGCTGCGTCGCAGTACAGCGCGTCGCAGGCCGCCGCCGGGCAGACGGAACTGATCAAAGCGGGGGTCTCGGTCAAGGACGTCCTCGGTGGCGGTCTGGCGGGCTCGCTCTCCCTCGCTGCAGCCGGTGAACTGGAGGTCGCGCGCGCGGCAGAAATCGCGGCCACGACCCTGTCAGTGTTCAAGCTCCAGGGCAAAGACGCAGGCCACGTCGCCGACCTCCTCGCCGCCGGCGCGGGCAAGGCGCAAGGCTCCGTAGATGACCTTTCCCTGGCGCTCGGCTACGTCGGGCCCACGTTTGCGCGCCTGAACATCCCACTCGAAGACACCGTCGGAACCCTCGCGCTGCTGGCCGCCAACGGCATCCTCGGAGAGAAGGCCGGAACCGGTCTCCGCTCCACAATTGCGTCCCTCACCTCCCCCGTCGCGAAGGGCTCGGAGGTGATGAAGCAGTACGGCATTGACGTCTTCGACGCGCAGGGTAACTTCATCGGCTTGCAGGGCGCCGCTGAGGAACTCAAGCAGGGGCTCGGTGGACTGGACGAGGAGCAGCGCTCGGCGGCGCTCGGCGCCATCTTCGGGGCTGAAGCGGCCAACACTGCGGGCACCCTGTACGAGGCCGGCGCGGAAGGCGTCGCAGCGTGGACAGACAAGGTCAACGAGTCCGGGTATGCGCAGCGCCAGGCGTTCGAGATGACCGACAACCTCACTGGTGACATCGAGCGTCTCGGCGGCTCCTTCGACTCGGCCCTCATCGGCACCGGTGCGGCCGCCAACGACGTGCTGCGCGACATGGTGCAGATCGTCACATCCCTCGTCGACTGGTACGGCAACCTGCCCGAACCTGTGCAGGCCACAACCCTGTACCTCGGTCTCGGCGCGGCCGCAGTGCTCCTCCTCGGCGGAGCGTTGCTGCTCGCAATCCCGAAGATCGCCGAGTTCCGGCTGGCGCTGTCCACCCTCAACACGGAGATGCCGAAGACCGCATCTGCAGCGAAGGGTGTGACCGGGTTCCTGTTCGGACCCTGGGGTCTTGCACTCACCGCCGCCATCGCAATACTCGGCGCTTTCGGTTCGGCGCAGGCCGAGAATGCAGCCAAGGTCGAGCAGTTCTCCTCCACCCTCGACACCCAGTCGAACAAGGTCACCGACTCGACCCGAGAGATGATCAAGGCGAACCTCGCCGCGAAGCAGTCGTTCTGGTTCATCGAGTCCGACTCCGCATATGACGCGGCGAAGAAGCTCGGCATCGGCCTCGACATCGTCACCGACGCGGCCATGGGCAACGTGGGTTCCATGAAGCAGCTGAACAGCGAACTCGAGCTCGGTGAGGTCGGCTCGGCGAAGCTGAAGCAGCAGATGGACGACTCTGGTCTGTCCGCATCGGATCTCGCTGTGGCCTACGCCACGGTGAAGGACGCTGTCGCAGGAGAGTCGTCGAGCCTCGAAGAAGCCATCCGTGTTGCGGAGCAGAAGAACTCGGTCGACAGCGACACCGTCGACAGCACCGGGACCACCGCTGACGCCTACCAGGCTGCCGCGGACAGTGCGGGCAGCCTCCTCGACAACCTCACGCAGTTGCTCGACACCATCAACGAGGCCAACGGCATCAACCAGGACGCCGTCTCCGCGAATGTCGACTACCAGCAGTCCATCGCTGACATCGACGGGGCGATTCAGAAGGCCCGTGAAGGGCAGGAGGGGTACAGCCTCACACTCGATCAGACGACGCAAGCCGGGCGAGACAACAACAATCTGCTCCTCGACCTCGCCAAGTCGGGTCGTGAGGCTGCGGACGCCACGTTCGCTGCGGACGGCAACACCCAGAACTACAAGTCCGCGCTGGATGCCAGCCGGCAGGCCGTTTACCAGCGTGCACTCGACCTCACTGGGAACGCGGACGCGGCGGCGGCCATCGCCGACAACATCGCGCGCATCCCCACCGAGTCGGAGTGGAAGGTCATTGCCGAGACGGCTGACGCCACCCGGCAGATCAACGAGTGGGTGTCGATCCAGAACGGCAAGCAGGTCCACATCGCTGTCGGTCTCGGCGGCGCTGGTGGCCTCACACAGGCTGACGGTGGCGTCGTCGACTACTACGCCAACGGTGGTGTGCGCGAGAACCATGTCGCGCAGATCGCCGCTGCCGGTTCATACCGAGTATGGGCGGAGTCGGAGACCGGTGGCGAAGGGTATGTGCCGCTCGCTCTGTCGAAGCGTGCTCGTTCTGAAGAGATCATGGCTGTCATCGCGAACCGGTTCGGCGGCCAGTACATACCCGGCGGACAAGCGTTTGCTGACGGCGGGTTCTCGGGTACGTACGTCGTCCCGCAGACAGGCGGCGGGCGCACGACGAACGTGACCATCCATGTGTACCCGTCCGCCGGAATGAACGAGAAAGAGTTCGCTGACAAAGTCGCGGACGCATTCAGAGGGGCTGTCCGATGATCCAAGTCGACCTCCCCGGGCTGACCATCACGAATGAGCTCGGGCAGACCGGGCCAGCGCTCCGAGACATCCGGAACTGGTTCGATTCGCCCGAGCCTCGGGTTGACAGCGACGATCGGTCTAACGGGGACGGGTCATTCGATGAAGGACCCACGATGTGGCGGGCACGCTACCCGACAATCCTCGGCGAGATCGTGTCGAACGACCCGGAAGCGGTCCTCGATCTGCACGGGACGGTGATGGATATCTTCGCGAACCGGGAGCAGTTCCCAGTCACGGTGACCACATCTCGCGGGGCGCTGACATGCATGGTCCGTCCGGGCGGGAAGTTCGAGTACCCGATCGAGCACGAAGCCGGCATCGCCCTCTTCACCATTCCGCTGATAGCCGCCGACCCCATCAAGTACGGCGCCGTGGTCACCAGCGATACCGGGCTACCGTCGGCAGGTGGCGGACTCATTTTCAACGCCCCGTCGAACACGGATGGCACCTTTGACTTCGGCGCCCCCGCCGACCTCGGTCGCATCACCCTTACGAACGACGGCAACGCCGACACCTGGCCCATTTTCACAGTTACCGGATACCTCGAGCAGGGGTTCTTCCTCAACTGTCTCGAAACCGGGCAGTACCTCCGCTTTGACCGGGTAGTCCCTGCCGGTTCGACGGTGACCATCAATTCGAAGACGTGGGAAGTGCTCATCGACGGCGAATCCCCGTGGATTCTCACCCGCGACGACTTCTTCCCTGTGCCGGCGAAGTCCACCCGGACCGTCCAGTTCAACGCCATCTCGTCCGGCGATTCCAACGCCCATCTGACTGCGCTCGTCGCGTCCGGCAACTTGTAGGAGACACCATGACTGTTCGACACGGAACGTGGGTATCGCAGGCGACAGCCGGCGTCGGCGTCACCTCCCCATTGGAAGCGCGTCTCGCTTTGGCAGCGCAGCTCGTCAAGGACGCATCCGGCAAGGCCCGCCAAGGTGCGTTCTACGACGGGATCACGAACTTCGTCACTGGAGGCGCGACGATGATCTACAACGTCTCCCGCATCGCCATCGCACAGGTCCGTTCCGCCGCGGACGGCGCGTGTCTCTTCGTGAATGACGGCCCGATCACGGTCTCCGTGAACGATGTAGGTGGCAGTCTGACAGCGCCCGGCGCCAACTCGCGCATCGACATCATCTACGGGTGGCAGCGCGACTTCGCCCTCGACGGAACGAACAGCGACGCCCTAGTCGCCGTCAAGTCGGGTACTGCCGCGGTCTCTCCTGTCGCCCCAGTTCTCCCCGTGGGGGCTGTGGAGATCGCACGTGCCACGGTCGGCGCAGGAATCACAGCAACGACGTCGGCGACGATCACGAACACCATCCCGTTCACCGCGGCCGCGGGCGCGACGGTCGTGGCCCGCAACCTGGCCGAGCTCGGCCTCGCATCGGGGTGGAACGACGGCGTCGAGGTTCTTCTGATGGATTCCGGCATGTCGCTCCTGCACGCGGCGGGCGGGTGGGTTCCTTCTCGTCCGAACACGACGGGCGCCAACCGTTTGTTCGGGGCACAGAACCAATTCACGAATGCGGGCGGGTACGCGTCGTTCCCTGTATCGGCAGACGCGACCGCGCTACAGACCAGCTTCACGAAGTACGGAGCAGCAACGCGCCTCCGGGTGCGACTATTCGCGACGGGTCAGTTCAGTGCTGGCGTTGGCCAGAACGCATTTCTTGGCCTCCGTATCGGGACCACCGACTACGACATCGCTCGTCGGTTTTTCCTCGAGGGGGCGAACCGGCAGAACTTCGCAGGAGAAGTGTTTTTGTCCGGGATCGCGGCGGGCACGGTCAACGTTCTCCCGCGATTCCGAATGAGCGCTGCATCTGTTTTCACGTTCTACGCAGACGACTACCTCTCCTACTCCGTCGAGGAGGTGTCGTGACCCGGTACTTGATCGGGGATCTTTTGACCGGGCGGCGCATCCAGACCCTCAACGACGTGCTGGAGGGACCGTGGGACATCACCCTGAACGATGACGACTCGGTCAAGGTGAAGGTTCCGCTGCGCAACGCGGAGAACGCGCGCCTCCGCCTCCGGTCATCGGCTGCGCCCGGGAAGTCGTTCCTGTGCGCAGTGGAGGGCGACCAGATCATGGCTGGCGGCCCGGTCTGGTTTCACGACTGGGACGACGATTCCCATCACCTCACGATCACGGCGGGCGGAATGTGGTCGTATTTCGATCACAGGGTCCTACTCCCCGTGCTCGCGGGCCGTTCCCCTGCCGACCAGAGCACCGACACCCGATTCATGCCCGTCCTCGCACCGGGCGACGACGTCGACTACCCGTGGCCGATCGATACCCGGAAGTCGTTGCAGGGCATCGCACGGTTCATCGTCCAGCAGGCCCAGCAGCACACCGGCGGCAATGTTCCCGTCATTCTCCCTGCCGAGATCGCAGGCACGAACGAGCGGGACTACAGAGGGTCTGACCTTGCCTTCGTCGGTGACCGTCTGCGGCAACTCCGCGACGTCCTCGACGGCCCCGACATCCAGTTCGTGCCCCGATTCACGGAAGATCGTCTCGGTGTGGAGTGGGTGCTGCGCTTGGGTACGCCGACGCAGCCGCTGCTCTTCTCAGCGCAGGAACCGGTGTTTCAGTACTCGGCCGCCGAGTCCAGCGTCTCCGGGTTGCAGGGCAAGATCGACGGACGGTTCCTCGCGGAGCGCGCGTTCTCGTCTGGTGGGAAGCAGGCCGACAAGGTGCTCATCTCGACGTCGACCGATACGACACTTCACGCGCAGGGCTTTCCCCTGCTCGAAGACGTCGATTCGAAGCACTCCTCCGTGTCGAACCTCTCCACCTTGCAGGGCTACTCCGACGAGATGGTGCTGGCGGGCAAGTCGGTGTCCGAAGTGATGACGTTCGACCACCAGGCGCACCGCACACCGAAGCTCGGCTCGTTCACGGTCGGCGACTTCGCCCGCGTGGCGATCAAAAACCACGCCTACTACGACGACGGGAATCACCGCATGCGCATCGCACGAATCTCCGGCGACGAGAAGGGCAAGAAGCTTGGGATCACCTGTCTGCCGGAGGTGAAGTAGATGGCCGGCGGCTACGATCCCGGGCCCCGTGACCCCTTCGATGATGTCCGCGCCACCACCCGCGACTTCAAGCGGAGACTCGGAGAGCTCGCCGCCCCAACGGGGACGCAGATCGCCGAACTCGTCGCTGAGGTTCGAGAACGCCTCGGGCAAATCCCTACAGAAGTCGCGAACGCAGTGACAGCGCTGGGCCTGTACACACCGGCGCAGGTTGACAACCTCATCGCGAATCCGCCCGCCGGGTCTGCGGTGACGGGTCCGATCTCAGCCACCGGATCAGTGAGCGCCGGAACCGATGTCAGCGCAGGAGGAAGCGTCACGGCCGGTGGCGACATCACCGCATCGGGCCGAGTCACATCTGGTGCCGCGTTCCGTTCCTCAGGCTCGCGAGCCTATATCTGTGTCTCCGGCTATGCCGGCGGTTGGATCGACGGTGATGGAACGTTCGGCATCTCACCGTCCTCGATCCGATTCAAGATCGACATCGAGGAGTGGCTTCCCGATATTGCGCGACTGCTCCTGCTGCGCGCGGTGCTTTTCCGCTACGACCCAGCCGTGCTCGCTGGCGCCAAGGCCGACGCCCCGCGGCAACTCGGGTTCATTGCCGAGGAGCTCGAGGCGCTCGGGTTCCCTGAGTTCGTCTTTTACGACGACGGCGAGTGGGAATGGGTGCCCGACCCCGAGGACGAGCACGACGGCGAGTACATCCTCGTCGGTCCTCCTCGCATTCAGGGCATCAACTACGACCGCATCGTTGTAGCCCTGCTGCGTCTCCACCAGCACCAGCAGACACAGATCGATTCGCTTGCCGCTCGCCTTGACGCGGCTGGCCTCTAACGAAGGAGCCTGACATGGCAATCGGATATTGGGGGTACCCCAACGGGTACATCCCCGAGGCGGCGATGGAGTGGGCGGCGGGCGTTCTGCTCGAACCCAACGTGGCCGCCCAAGTGCGAGCGGCGCAGAAGCGCATGCTCAAACGCGGCGTCGACTGGACTGCCGGGGAGGGCTACCGCGACTTCGCGGGGCAGGTGTTCCAGAAGCAGCGATGGACCGCCCTCGGGCAGCCCGGCAACGCGGCCACCCCCGGCACATCGTCGCACGGTCTCGCGCAGGCCCTCGACTGGAACCGCGAAGCCTACACCGACGCCGAGAACCAGATCATCAGCGAAGAGCTCGAGCGCATGGGCCTCATCCAGAACATCTCCAACGAGTCGTGGCACCGCGCGAACGTCGGAGCGATCACGGCCTCACTCGAGGTCGAAGACATCATCATCCCCGAAGAACCGGAAAGCGAGCTCGACATGAAAACATCCTGGATCGAAGGACGAGGCGCAGTCCTCATGACCGACGGCGGCTACACCGGCCTCAACGACGAAGAGTGGGGCCTGTTCAAGCGCCTCGAGAAGTCGAAGCCCGGCGAGGTGGAGGTGTTCAACAACCTCCAGATGGACATGATGCAGAACTGCGTGCGTCGTGCCCGCGGCGCTGAGTTCGAGCCGTTCGACTACAACCGTGTGGCTGCCGCGATCGTCGCGAAGCTCCCGGCGCAGTCGATCGCGTTCACGAAGGAAGAACTCGCGAAGACCCTGCTCGATACCCAGGCCGAACGTCTCCGCGCGTAACCGTCCCTCCTCACCCCTGAGAGGGGCACCATATGGCCGAAGGCGACGACTGGACCCCCGGGGAACAGAAACGCACCCTGCAACGCATCGAGAAGAAGGTCGACGACATACCGAAGGCTTTCGTCTCGGTGGAGTTGTACGCCGCCGACAAGAAGGCTGGCGCTGACCGCGAAGCAACACTCATCGAGCGCGTCGCGAAGGTCGAATCGAACGCTGAAAAGTCCGAAGAGAAAGCCGCCACAGCGGAAAGAGCCACCGAGGACCAGAAGAACCGGAACCGCTTGTTCGTGTACGGAATCTTCGCGGGCCCGGTAGTCGGCGCCATTGTCGGCTTCATGCTGTCAGGAGCGATGACACGATGAGCGAACGACGAAAGATCAACCGCCTGTCCCTGCTCGCGAACGTGGTGCCGGTGCTCACGTTCGTGCTCGGCGCGATCCTGCTGACGTACTTCCTGCTCGCGAACGCGGGCCTACAAGTGCAGCTGCGGGTAGCGCACGAGAATCTGCAGGCATCGCAGACGAACGCGGAGGACCTGTACCAGCAGCTTCTCCAAGAGGGCATCAGCCCGGACGCCGAGCGGCCCACCGATGTGGTGCCGTCGACACCAGGTAGTCCCGGGTCGAATGGTAGCGACGGACAACGCGGCGCTCCGGGAGCGCAGGGCGCGCAAGGCGATATCGGCGTGCCCGGACAGACAGGGCCACCTGGCCCGCCCGGGCCCGCTGGCCAGCCTGGTACGGATGGCAGCGCTGGAGCGCCGGGTGACAGCGGGCCAGCCGGCCCTGCAGGGGCAGACGGCGCTCCTGGTGCCCCGGGAACTCCCGGCGCGAATGGTCTCGATGGCCGGGGCATCGCTTCGGTCAACTGCGAACAAGACGGCACGTGGACGATCACGTACACCGACAGCACGACATCGACCACGAGCGGCCCGTGCCGCATCGCTGATCCGATCATCCCCACACCCGAGGAGTAACCATGTCCATCTTCACCATCATCTTCTGGAAGGCCGCCGGAGAGCGCGCCGTCAAGACCGTCGCCCAGTCTGCTGTCGCCGTCATCACGGCCAACGCGACCGGGCTGCTCGACATCGACTTCGTCGGCGTCGCATCGGTCGCCGGGCTCGCCGGCCTCGTCTCGGTCCTGACCTCCATCGGGTCCGATGCCCTCACGGGCGGCACGGGCCCATCACTGGCGAACGAGAAGCCCGAAGGCAAGCACGCCGCCTGATGTGCGACTGCCGCCACCTCTGTTCCTCCCCCGGGTGCGTGCACGACGGCAACTGCGACTCGTGCACGCACTCAAGCTCCACGCCTTGATCTAGTAGCCATCAAGGTTTCAGACCTGACCGCTCGAGGAGCATCATGACGATCATCACCATCTCGGACGCAGACCTCGTCGCCCTCGGCGGGACCGTTCCGCGCTCGGGTCGCCTGCAGGTGTGGCGTCTCACCGCACCAGTCGGTCAGGCCGAGCTCGACAGGGTGAAGGTTGCCGAGTTGGGCATGCGGAACACCTCGTTCGAGGTCGACCCGGCCGGTGCGCTCGCGCACGTTCTCGACGCAGCGAAGGTGCCCGGGCTCACGAGTGAGGCGTGGACGGTCATCATCCCAGTCACGTCCTCGATCTCTCTGTCGACGCTGATTGGCGAGCACTCGATTGACGACGGCTCGTTCCCGCCCGGACCTACTCCCCCGCCGGCATGGTCTGAGGTTCTGGGGCAGGTGACTGAGCAGGCGACGATCGCATCCGGCGCCGCAGGGGATGCCTCTGGCGCTGCTACGGATGCCGAACAAGCCCGCCTCGGTGCGCTCGGCTACCGAACGGAGTCAAAGGACGCCCGTGACGAGTCCGTGGCAGCAAGGAACACCGCTGAGGGCGCAGCCGGGACGGCGACGGGTGCCGCAGGCACGGCTACCACGAAGGCTGCTGAGGCGGTCACGGCTGCGTCTGTCGCGGGTGCTGCTGCTGGCGCGGCGGTCGCCCCGGTGGCCACTGATCTGGCGGCGCTGAAAGTAGCCCTCCCGAACACTTATGTGACGCCGGATGCGCAGAGCACAGCACTCTTGCCGAAGCTCGACAAGACCACCGCCGCGGCGACTTATTCACCGCTCGGGATCGCGCAGCCTATGGGTGTGATGGTCGCCTATTTCGGAGACTCGATTCCCGGATTCGGTGAGGGGTACGGCTACTGGGTCGCCGCGCTCTCCAGCCAGCGCCTCCAGACGGCCGCAGTCAAGAGCCACCCCGGCGCGACGAGCGCAGCACTCATCCCGTTCATCTCCGAGATCACATCGCTCGCCGCGGGCGTCAACGTCTTCATGCAGGGGTCTGGCACCAACGACGCGGGCGCGAACGTCCCCGTCGCGACGTTCATGACGAACCGGAAAACGATCGACGACGCCATGAAGTCGTTCGCGAAGATCGTCGTGCTCACGGTTCCTCCGCTCTCGGCCTCGGCGGGCACGGGTCGCGGTCTCGTCGGGCGCTACAACGCAGCGCTGCGCCGGTACGCGAAGATCAACAACTACCCGCTGGTCGATATCTACGCGATCCTCGCAGACCCCGCCACAGGGGATATGAAGACCGCATACGATTCCGGCGATCACAAGCACCCGTCGACGGCAGGGCTCGTCGCCATGGCAACCGAGATCGTTCGAGTCGTCGGCGCACTTGCCGCCCCGGTCGCAACGTACATGGGTTACGCCGAGGGTGGGCCGAACCTTCAGCCAAACGCGATGGCGCTGGCCGATGCAAATGCGGACGGCCTCGCGAACAGCTTCAGCGCGACACCCACTACAGGCGTCGCCTGGGCGTTAATCACGGGCGCTGATGGGGTACGGCGACAGCGGGTCAACTTCACCAGCAAGACGGGCCTGCACAACGTGTCCGGGCGCGGGCTGTCTGTCGGCTCTGAGACGACCACTCTTGCCGCATCAGCGTCGGCGGGCGCGGTCACCCTGTCGCTCGCAGCGAGCGTCCCTGTCGGCTCGTACGTCATGGAGAACTCAGCCGGGCTGCAAGAACTCGTGAGCATCACCGCTATCTCCGGCTCCGGCCCATACACGGCTACTCTCTCGGGTGCGTACCCGCTTGTGAACGCGTTCGCCTCTGGAACGGTTCTACGCCGCCCCCTGAGCGTGGGAGACCGCATTCAAGTGCTGGCCCGCGTCTCATCCGGTCAGGACGGTGGGCTGCTCTCCCCGCAGCTCACCTGCTACAACGCTGGGCAGGCATCCGTGGTCGCTAACCTCATTCTGACCAGCCCACAGGGCGGGTTCTCGAAGCAGGTCACTGACGTGCTCGTGGCGGGCGAGATCGTCATTCCATCGACGGCGGTTACAGCAGTGTTCATGTTCGGCGTCACGGGCACCGGGGCAGCTTCGGAATGGTGGGACTTCGCCGCGCCAACCGTGCTCAACCTCACCCGGATCGAATCGTCCTGATCCGGGCATAAGTCCACAGATTGCAGCACACGAAGGCCCCCGGGTCTCACTCTTTTCGGAGTGGGGCTCGGGGGCTTTTGTCGTTCTATGCATGCGACGTGATCAAGCACCGACTTGGGCTACCCCCAGTAAGGGGAAATCTTTGCCGTTGATGTTCGACCGTCTTAGCGACCTCGCTATGGTTCATGTCATGTCTAAATCGACCGGTGGCGATGTCACCTTCCTCTCGCAGACGGAACCCATCGACGAGCGCGGTCGAGCGATGTATGCCGTCGCGCGATCGATCCTCCGGGCCCACCTAGACCAACTGACTACGGAAGATCTGGAAGACCTCGATAGAGACAGAGCGGACGTCACGCTGAGGCAGCTCGCGAAATATGCTCGCCTTCATCGCGACAAGGGCGCTCGAGGCGATGGTTTCGAATGGGCGGTCCACGAGGCGATCGTTGGCCAAGAGCCGAAGGTTGCCGGTCCTGTTCTTGAGGCGATGGTGAAGGCATCCCCGAAGTCATTCCGATCAACCTCTGACCCAACGTCGCTGATGTTCGGGTATGAGCGAGCAAAGTACCTCGGCTTTACGGAAGCAATTGTCGATGCTGCAGCCTCAGATGCCTTACTTCTGCCGGAGGGCTCGGGTCGCGCGTTTCAATTCGGGCCGTGGGTCTCGGTTGCCGCCAAGGGCAAGGCTGCAGAGAACCAGTTGAAAGATCGAATCAAGAGTGTGTGGAAAACTGACCTCTTCGTTGGAGACGAGCAGCGGCAGCGGCATCTTGCAGTGACGATCAAGAGCAACTGGCATCAGCTTGAGAGCGGTCGGGGCCTGCGGCTGGGAGTGGTGCCTGAGGCACATGACTTGAAACCCGGTGTGTACTCCAGGAACGGGCTGTGGCTCGCAGTGCTCCCAGATCCGGACGGATTCATGGGGCTGTTCAACGACGCGTATGAAGCGGTTGCGGAATCAATTCTGACTCTCGGAAAGCATGACCGTTCGGCGTATTACTACAAGCCAACTCCCCTAGGCCAAAGGATTCAGCATCAGCTCGAGAAGTACGCCACTGCGAAGGTTCTCGACATCGAAGATGCACTGAACGATGCTAGCCAAGTGAATCTGATCAACATTCAGCACAAGCTTGTGTCTGTTGACGCCCCTGAGTGGCTGCACCTGAATGCAGCTCGGACCAGTGTCATTGCGCCGAAGCCTGCATTTGAAAAGCTCGACTAGAGACGCGGCTCCTGTCGGCAGCCCGCGTCAATCTCAGAACATCCTTCAGCCACCGACGGGCGGCCGTGAGTTGTCAATGAGGTATTCGAGGACGAGCCGCCAGTCGTCGGTGGCGGGTTCGTCGTAGACGTCTTCCTCTCCGGCGAAGTCGATGGTGTATTCCGGGCCGGTCTCCTGCGTGCCCTTCACAGCGATGACTTGGCCGAGGTAGGTGTCGCCGTCGTACACGCGCCACCGTTCGCTCTCACGTTCTTCGAGCCGGTACGTCTTGCCTGCGTACTCGTAGGTGCCTTCAGATAATTCGGGTCCGTCTTCCATGACCGGGAGCCTACCGACGTCGAGCGGTGCGGCGACAGGGGTCAGGCGAACGTCTCGGCCCGGTCGACCTTGATCATCAGCACCTGCAGGTCATCGGGCACACCCTCGAGCAGCCCGGCCTTCACCGTCTGGTAGTCGGCGCCCTCGGCTTCGACTTCGCGGACATCACCGGTGGTCTTGTTCCTGGCGCGCACTCTGACCTTCACGCGTCCACCCTACGTTGCGGCACACCGTCGACAAGCTCGCACGGGTCGGGCTGCAGGGGCGCGTTGAGCTTCACCATTTCGGCTGCGTGCTGCCGGATGAACGTGGTAGCTGAGCCGATCGTCTCGAACGACTTCACCCACACACGGCGCCCGCTCTCATCGAGGCCGTGGGAGTAGACGTGGAACATGCGACCGCGGGACTTCGGCGGGTCCCATCTGATCCATCCGAGGATTCGCCCGTGCGGCGCCACACACCAAACCTGCTTGTAGGCGTACTCGATCGCGAAAGGGTCGGACGGTACGAAGTCGACGCCGGCCATCAGGTCAGTGAAATCGCCGACCTTGTTCATAGGGTGCTCCTCTCGTAGGGAGCGTCCCGGCCGACGCAAGATTCGATACTAGACGGCCCGACTGACACTGGCCTCGGCCAAACATGATCTGGTGCATGATGAGCAAATGCTGTTCGCTTACATAGACGAGTCCGGTCAGCGAGGCGTATCAGCGAAAGCTACCGACCACTTCGTTCTCTCGGCTGTGATGTTCCGGGCGCACGCCGTTCCATACGCGGAAGAGCTGCTTAAACGGATGCGAATAGCCACGCGAAGGGGCGAGGGGCACGAGTTGCACTTCAACAAATTGGCCAACGAGCACCGGCACGTTGTGTCCTCGATGCTGGGCCAAGAGACGTGGCTGAGAGTATCGAGTGTTGTCGTGTGCAAAAACCACCTACCGCACGACGACCTAACGGACGACGAGCGGTACCTGCACGCATTCCGCCTCCTTCTGGAACGGGTGTCCTGGCTCGCGAAAGACTATGGCGAGACGGCCTATTACACGCTGGCACATATTCAGCGCTTCAAGCTCTCCACGCTGCGCGCGTTTGAGGCCCGCCTTCGCAGCATCGATACCGAGATTCGTTGGACCAATCTGGACCCTGCGGGCGGCCAACTGAACCACCCGAAGACCCTCGAATTACTGCAACTGGCTGATATCGCCGCCTCGTCGACCGGAATTGCATTCAATCCACCCATGAATACAGGCGTGGCCGAGCCCGCATATCTCATGAACTTGAGCCCGGCTCTATATCGAAGAGCAGGCGGGAAACTCACGTCGTACGGGCTGAAGATGTACCCGTGGTGGGAAAGCACAAAGGCCGCTTACCCGTGGGTAGCGACCTTGTGACGAGCGTCACGTGCCTTAAGCCGGAACCCCGGGTGCCCCTCAGTGACGAGTTGCAGACACGCATCCGCACATAGGCACAGTAACACTGTCAACCCGGCGCCGGTAGGTCTATACAGTCCCATACAAGCTTCTACAGTCACAGACGGACTTTACAGTGCTCCTCAATTGCCGTCACCCATCCCGTCGCGCACCTCTTGGGCAAGTATCCGGCTTGCCTCGGCCGACTGCCTGAGCCGTGCTTCTGTCTCCATGGAGCTCTCATCCCAGCCGATGCGCATCCCGAGCGACAAGACGTTGTTGGCCTGCGCCTCGGCATCGGCAGCGAGACGCTCGTACGTCTCGACCAGTGCGCGCAGTTCGTCGTCGTCCCCCATGAAGAGACTCTGTCACACGCCCGTGGCACGATGAAGGATGCTCAGCGAATCCGACCGCGACCTGCTCGCGTTCGAAGAAACCCACTGGGTGCACACGGGACGGAAACAGAACGACATCCGGGAGCAGTTCGGCATCTCAGCGCCGCGGTATTACCAGATGCTCGGCGACCTCATCCAGAACCCGGACGCGGTGAAAGAGTTCCCGCAACTGACGAAGCGAATGCTCCAGCGACGCGACGCACACACACAAGCAGCACGGCGGCGGGCAGCGTTCGGCGACGACTGA